GCATCAGCTGAGGAGTCTCTCGAGTAAATAAAGTCTGTTGATTGGTGTCGTCTAAGGGTTGGATTTCAGAGTAATAAATAATCTCAACGGGATACGCTGCGTCTGGCTTAGGGGCAAAGTTCCAGTTGTTGTAGTCATACTCAGCGTAGTACACAGGTTTGCCGTTTGCAGACTCCGCTTGGTACTGGGCAATATAATCCTGGCTACGCAGTAAAATGGGTTGACCATTTACTTTCATTGACACAGTTTTGCGCCATCTTGCTGGTTTAGCTAACACAGACTGATTTGTTGCCAGGGTTGTTTCCACAACGGTAAGTTGCAAATATGTTTTTAACTCGGCAGCAATCTTGCTTTCTGTCAAGGCAATTAAGCTAGGAATCTGCGCAACAAAACCTGGATCATTACGCTCCATGTATTGTTGTACGTCAAGTACGAGAGAATCGTAGGTCATTACTACAGACATTTAATTACCTCGTGTAATAAGAAATATTGGGTTGGAAATAGATTGGTGACTTGTCACGGTCTTCTTCGCTGGCATGCTTAAACATCTTTTCAGCTTGGCCTTCTAAGTACGTGATCCGCTGCAAGTCAACGCCAGGTAACTGCAGTGACAGCTTGTGTGACAGTTGTGCCTGGATGCAAGGCAGCCAACGATCTGGGACATAAATCTGGTTTGTAAGGGAACCAACGTCTTGCATTTGTTTTTCGACAACAAGCTGGAACATTTGAAAGTCATTATTTGGAACTGGCCAAATATACATAGACGGCTCAATTGTACGATCAAACCAAAACTGCAATGAGCGCTCTGAAGGAAACTGTTTGTTTGGCAGATTCCAGTAATCATCTCGGTTTAAACGCGAGAGTGGAATAACCTGCTGGGATGTAGAGAATACGATCTGACGCACAGAGAACGTGGTCGCCACTGTCTCGCGCAGACGATAGAATTTGTGGTTTGGTGTTGTGGAAATATTAAAGTAAGCCCACTCGCGATCTGCTAGCGTGGTAGCAGGGAGTTGCTTTACCAGAGTCCAAGTAATATTGTCATCGCTGACCTCGTACGCAAAGTTGTACGTCTGCGTGCCACCGCCGGCAGCGTATCCGTTAAAGCCAACATAAAACACGGGCTGCTCTTGGGTGTACTCAATACCAAAGAAATTAGAACCTGACGTGGACGTTGCCACCAGGTCTAGGTTTTGATCGAACGCAATAGGTGCATCGGGATTGCTTAAAGGAAAATACTCAGAGGCTTCTGAGTTGATGATGTAGACCCAATTAGACTCGCGCACATCAATAACTGTCTTTGGCAATACTAACTGCTGCTGTGCTGTTACCGCGCCCACCAGCATGTTTTCTAGCAACCACAGGTTTACACCCATGTTGGATAAATCCATTAGGTTGTAGAATAGCGCCTGACGAGCAGCGTTGATATACTCGGGCGTAACTTCTTCCGCGGTCTTACCGGACTCACGAAATGCGTAGGAAATTAGCTGGTCAACATTGATTGACGTTTCGCCTGTTGTGTTACTATACGCCATTTAGCGTCCTCTTCCGGCTGCCCGTTTAGGTACTTTGTTTGGTAATTTGTTCGACGCAGGGCCGGCCTTAATAAACTCCTTGGCAACCTTTTTAGGGATGCCAAGGGTTGATTTGCCTTCCGCTGCGGCGTACATCGCGCCCTGCTGTGCCTTTGACTTAATCGGCATTACTTGCAGGCCTTCCCGCCTTTTTTGTACTGACCGGCTGGGGGAGGCACTAATCCCGCCGCAGCTGGAGACTGTTTAATCAGATCAGCTTGCTGGGCCGGATCCAGGGCGCGAGCGCGCTTGAGCTTTTCCATCATGCGGCGCTTCTCTAAGTCTGTAACCGCTCCTTGACCAACTGGTGCCGAGGGGGCTGCTGCCATAGGGCCCGCTGCTGCTGGGCCAGTCATGCCGCCCATTTGCATCTTCTTAGGTTTTTGACGCTTTGAATTAGCGATGTCTTTGATGTCTTTATCTGTCTTAGGTGTGCCGTATGCGTTTTCTACGGTGCCGCCTGTCTTGTACTTCTTAACGGTGCCACACTCTTTTTTAGCACGGCCGCCTGTCTTTAATTTGAGTTCTGTCTTAGGCTCGCCTTTGTGCAATTTAGCTTCATGCTGACTAACGCCTTTTTTGACAATTTTCTTGTCTTGTGCAATATCTGCAGAACCACCCTCTTTTTTGTAGCCCATCTTGTTGCGCAATTCGGTTGGCAGTTTTGACAAGCCAGGATTCTTATCCGCGTCTACGTCTTTTAATACAGAGCCGCCTTCTTTAAAGCATTGCATTTTTGGTAGTTTTGTAAAGCCGTCCATGGTGTTTCCTATAGGTTATAATGGGTAAAAAGGATGATCAGTCCTACATATAATAATACAAATAACAGGGCTAAAACGCCCTATGTGCCTGCCAAGAACAGGGCTTTTTCGGCCTTTCTACGCTTTCGCAACTCTGGCGGGTTGGACCAGTTCATAAACGCTTGGGCCGCTTTGTGGGGGTCTCCAGCGTTTAAATACTTCACTACGTCAGACCGGCGCATATTGTCCGGACCAATGTTATGACACAGGCTGTGCAGCGCGTCGGCTTGTAGTCTGGTAACAGACACGCTGAGAGCCGTTTGCAGGGCCGTAGAGCACTTTTCTAGGTCTCGGTGTAGGATACCCCTTACCTCGTCCTCAGAAAGCTCTGTATGCAGCAAATGACGCGTCTCACGCTTAATCAAATGCCCCACCCCAATCGTCCAGTTACCCTGGCTGTCTCGGTAGGCTGTGTGCCGCTTTCCCTCAAAATTCTCGATTAGCTGGAGCGTTGACTCCGAGACCCACTCAAATGGCTGCTCTGGGTGAGTCTGGACGCTGTTAAATATAATGGCGAACACAAGCAGCCACACCGCAATAAATTGAATCATCTTTCCTCCGTACGTTTGTATATAATAATACAAACATCAGTTAGATACTGACTTTACCCATTCTTGTAGTGTGGTTAACATTAACGTTGTTTCAAGGCATTGTCCAGTAAGTACTGGGTAGGAGGGGGCTGTAACAGCTCCTTGGGTGCTTGGGGGTACGGCGGGCACTGCGTTGGTACCAGGGTTTGACACCCCGTTAGTAATATTGCGCAAATTAGCGAGCTTAGCTTTGTATTCATTAACAATTCCCTTAGTAACAGCTGCCTGCTTTTCCTGCTCGGCCCTGTTGATCTGCTGTTGTGATATTGCCTGGGCCTCGATCTGGGCCTTAAACTGGATTAGCTTGTCACGCTCGCCAATGTAGCCCTTGTAGTACCCAGCAAAAAATATCAGCGTTACTGCTGCTACGGCGGCAAGTACTTTATAAATTGGACTAGCTATCAGATCCAGCATCTATGCACCTCTTGTATTCGTCTTGTCTGCGTTTTGTCAGGCCTGCCAGGGGCTTACCTTGGAATTTGTCCCAGCGCAGAATTTCTTTGCAGGCACCAGAGTAGTCCTGTGCGTTTAGTTTCTTAACTAGGCTGCTGTTACAAAACGCGTTGCTGCCGATGTTGTACGACAAACTGATGTACACATCGTACTCATTCTGTGTTAGCGGCACATTGACGCACTCTTTTAGCGCGCCCTCAAACTTCTGTATGTCGGTCAGTGCGCGGCTAAGCGCCTTGGTTGGTGTCGTCCTATCGCCAAGTTTTACGCCGCCAGTGGTGCCAAAACCAATGGTTGGCACGTCGCCCGGGACAGGAATATACGCCGCATCGCTGTACCCTTCATGCGCCACAATGCCGACTAGAGCGGCGGCAGATAACGCTAAAGCCGCCACTTTTTTGCGGTCGATCAACGATCCACCTTTTTGTCTAGCTTGTCCTCAATGCGGTGGAGGGCTTTAAGCACCTCATTCCAGCGGTCATTGAAGTCGTCTTTAGTGACGTACTTGGTTGGTAGCTCTTCACGCAGCTTGGCCAAATCTTCTTTGAGCTCCTGGACCGCAGTCCAGAGCTCTCTGCAGAACCAACCAAGCACACCGCAAATGATTGGTATTGCGATGTTAAATAGTTCTTGCATGTCCATTATTCTTCTTCAGCCATGGAAACACTTGCAGGTTGTGCCAGTACACGATCCATGGATGTCTGAGAGATAGAGTTTGAGTCAACCAAGTACTGAAGCAACTCGGTCGTGTACGGACGCTCTTGCGGCGTTTCAAATTCCACCTTTGCTGTTACAATCTCTGGAGTGGCGTTAGCGTCCCACTTTGTCTTGTCAGTCAAGGTCAATCCTGCCCGAACACTAGCGTCGTTCCATGTCTGTGGGGGAGGAGGGGGAGCCGTAAATGTTTGTGTGTCTGGGTGATAAATCCAAGTTGCTTGCACGGAGCCGTCGCAAGGAATCATAAAAGGGATCAGTTCAGGAACGAACATGTCCTGAATTGTAAAGCCCTCTGGAACGGTTACTATCTGAGCAACCACATTGTCTGTACCTACGTTTGCATAAAGTTGCATATTAATACTCCACAATAACTAAACCATTGCCGCCAGTAAAACCGCTACCAGATCCGCCTCCAGGGAAGCTGCCGCCTTGCTGGGCATTGCCTCCGGTGCCGCCGCCGTTTGCACCTGGACCAGACCAATGTCCGCCACCGCCAGCGCCAATAAAGTCTATAGAAAACCCAGCTTCTTGCCCCGTAGTCGCAGACGTTAGTCCTCCGCTAGATGCGTACGAGCCGCCGCCCGATCCCACAAATCCGTTACCTCCAGACTGTATGGAAGCATTTGCGCCTCCCCCAGAGGCTGCAGACTGTCCCGAGCTAGTTGAAAATGGAGAACCTCCCGCATCTCCGCCAGTTCCAAATAAATTTGCAACCCCGCCGCCAGCGGCAGCACTGCCTCGACCTCCTGTATTGTTTATGTCGCCACCAATTCCAGATCCTGGAACAGCAGCTGCACCGCCAATACTGGTAGCGCCGCCGGTTGCACTTAGGTATGATCCAAATGAAGAGGTTCCGCCGGTTGTAGTTGTTCCAGCTCCAACCGTAATCGCCACGGAGGTTACTCCCGTTA